TTTATTTGTTTATGTATTACATTGCCATTGGATCTTCCTCACCAGGTTCTCCGGCTTCCTTTGCTGCGGCTCTAGACTTATATGCCTCGTTTGCTGCTTTGTCATCTGGCGATAACTTTAAGTATCTATCAACTAAGAATTCCATATCAAAATATGGAGATTCTTCCATAGTAACTGGGTCAGTTTTAACTAGTGAATCCTGCATGCTTCCTATGAAATCAAGTCTCTTAACCATTATTTCCATTTGCTTTAATTCAGCAAACATGTTTTCTTCGTTATATTGTAACGATATTTGTGTTTTAAACCCTGCGTCATCTTTGAACTCTGGAAATTTAAGACACATTTGTAACCATAATGGTTTTACTAATATTTCCTGGAATGAACTTCTTAAACGTTTAATGAATTTAGCGAATTTGATTTCATCTCTGATCATTCCGTCTGCTTCCATTGCGAAGTCTCCTCCTCCATCCTCATACATAAATCTAGAGTATGGAATCTTTGAAACAGATTTAAGTTTATCTGTGAAATACTTTAATGATTCAGTGTCATTCAGTTCAGGTCCTTCTCCTCCCATTGTTTCAATCTCAGGTGATTCTCCGTCCTTGCTAGGTAACCAATACTCTTTATTGAATTGTAACATAGGTTTACCATTGGTTGTCAGAGAAGCACTGTCCCAATCAAAATCTACAACTTCCTTATAATTACTCATAAGTTGTGAAAGTGATTGTTTTGCTCTAGTCTTAGATTTTCCTCCAACCGGTATAATGAACTTCATTCTATATGATGAATTTGTAACTGCCCAGATAACTCTAGTATGTTCCATAATTCTCATCAGATTAAACGCTCTTACTAATCTTTCAAGATAAGAAACTCTAGATGCTGTTGTTATTGAAGAGTATGATATGTATACTACTTGAGAATCATACAGCTTTCTCTCCTTCATTGGATCATCTTTAAATTGGATCCATACCTTTTTACCATCTTCATGATTATATCCAGGTACTAATGTTATTGGGTCAATTTCTTTAAATCCGATGATCTCAGTCATTTCTGGATTATATATGATTTCGAATGACAAGTATCCGTCAATTAACCATTTCCTAAAGAAGTACCATGCAGATTGATCTGCGCTAAATCCAAAGTACTGATAGATATCTCTGTATGATTTATTAAGATATTTTTGAACTTCTTCTGAAACATCCATTCCGATTATCTCGGGATTTGCCATGAAATTCTTATTGTCAAAAACAATTGATTCATCACATAGGATATCTAATATATCTTCTATTTCATCGTGCTGTGCAAACTTTCTAAGCTCATCTCTTTTGCCTTGATATCCTTGATCAAAGAACGGTATGTTCTTTCGCATCGTAGTATCTGCCATGGAAAGAGCGGCGAATGCCCCATACATATCATCATTATCTAGACCCTGTGGATTCATTCCACCATATCCGAATTCATCTTCAATTGGTCCAATTGCCTGTGATTGTCTAAGTACTAAATCGTCGTAGTACATTCCGAATGAAGATAATTTCTTCAAGGTATCACTTAAGACGAATGGTTTCTTATTGGTACTCAGCGGTCCGTTTCTTCTTGGTACAAATCCTGCCATTGTATTATTATATTATTAATTTAGTTATATATTCCTTTTTAAATAGTCCCTGAACTGTGTTGCTATTTGCTGTGCGTTTGTTCCATTTAATTCCATGAAATCACATAACACTATTTCTGGCCATTTGGTGTAACCCACGACGGCTTGGTTCGTTTTTCTAGATGGTATATATTGTCTGAGTGCAAAATCACACCCATGCTTTTTTAAATAAGCCTTCATCCCATCATATGTTATCCTAAGTGGTTTGTCAGTTATCACGTTAGAGCCTGGTTTAAATGCAGACATTGGCATCTTAGTATATAAGTCATCCAGTAACTGCTCCTTAACATTGCTAGGAAGTAAGTTCAAATTTACTCCAAAATCATTGCTCCCTATACCTTCTACTGCAAGTACTACTGGGTTTTCATCAAACCATGGTAATGTATTTTCATATTTCGGTTTGTATCCGAATACATATATCTTCCCTGTGTCGAATCGTTTCCTAGTGACTGCTGCTTCCTTGATTGCTCTGTTCTCAATGCCCTCACTGAACCATTTCTCAGAATATCTAATTGCCTTAGTCCTTCCTCCATGTTCCTTTGTAAGTTCCTTGATTCTTTTCTTAATGTAACCCATTCTTTATTGTATCTTCGGTTAGGACTATAAATTTCCAGTTTAGTTCCTCTGCAAATTGCTTAGCCGCATTATATTTGTCCATGTTCTTGACGTATTGTTCAGCAAGGAACCTGTATGATTCAATTGCCTTCTTTGTCATCTTAGTGGGTGGTTTCGGTTTCTGTATCTGTGCCTTTGGTTTTATTTCAACCAAGAACTCCTCGTTACTCCCATCCTGTTTTAATATTCTGAAGTAGAAATCAGGATAGTAAGTTCTCTGTTTGTTTCCCTGTCTTGACCAATATTTGATTGACACAGGTTCACTTGACCACAATACTACCTTATCATTAATATCACACCAAATCATAAACTTGTATTCCCAGGAGCTCCTATATATTATAGGGAGTGGTCCAGCATACTTTTCAGGATTCTTTGGGTTGAAATATCCCTGTTTGAATTTTGAATTTTTTGTTGGTTTGAGATTCTTGATTGACATTATATCGAGTATATTCCTGTGCTTTCGCCATCACCACCTGATGAACTATCAATAGATATGGTTCCTTTGTATTTCTGAGGATGTATTTTATTCCATCCCTTGGCATAGCCTCGTTTTGCAATTTCTGTAAAGTATGCGAATGCGTTCGGATAGTCGGGGTTGAAGTTTTTCCAGTATTTTAATAAATCTAGCATTGCAAACTGGAGACAATCATTTCGATCGTCACTGCTTACATAATGCATTTTTAGGATTGCTCGTTCCGCCAATAGTATTAACATCTTTTCTGCGACGGGGGTCAATGCTCCTGAATCCTTTGATTCCGACATTGCCGTGTGCAGATCTTTGTTGTTTAGATAGTTTTTCTTTTTAGCCACGTTATTTCATTTATTATGTTTAATTTATACTAATTATATGAAAATGAATGGGTTTGTTTCATTCTATGTAAATAGTATAATTTTGCTAAACTAGAAAAGGGACCCGTTAGGATCCCTTTAATTTAATGATATGTTATATTAGATATTATGCGTTTAAATTAGAAATCTTAGATTCCCATACTTTAATTTCAGTATTGATTAAGTTTTCTGCTTCCTTGATTGTTGAATCATTTCTGTCAGCCTCTGATAATAATCCCTTCTGATCCTTTAAAAATGTGATCATTGATTCATACGTTGCAATGTCTTTACTGTCCTTTGCAATTTTTACAGATTCTCCAGTAAGCATTTCGTTTAAGAATGAGTGTGCAGATTCTCCAGTTTCGTTAGTAACATATTCTGATGCTTCGTTTGCGTTAGCTGCTTTAAAGAATTTAGCAATACTATTTCCTTTATTGAATCTCGAAACAAATATATCTTCATTGATTTTAAATAAATCAACAGTTGTATTGTTTCCTTCATAACATGCTGCAAAATCAAGAGTAACTAAGTTCTCTATTAATGATGGAATTGACTCAAACAAATCAGCGATATGCTTTTCGTTATATCTAACAAGTCCTGCAGATAATACATGATTAGCGAATGTATTTCCTTCAATTGACATTGTATTATGTTGGAATTTGTTTTCGTTCATATTATATATGAATTTGCTAGTTCCATGAAACCATTTAATAGTGTCGTTGTTGAATTCGAAAGATTCGAATGCACTTATTGTTTTGTTTAATGTTGAGTTATTAGAAACTTCAACTTCGTTAATTTCAGATTCGTTCATTTCAAAAACTCTTCCGTTTACGTAAAACTGAAAAGACTCTCCTACTTTAGCGAATGGTGCAAGAATATTAGTTGTCATATTATTTATTTTAATTTATTTCTTTTGTTATATATCTTTGTTAATTTTGTTTCTTGGTATATGTACCATCAATATCCTTAGTGTCGATTTGGTTAGCCTCAGTTTCTACAATATTTGTTTTAATTTCAAACATTCGGTTAGCGACATGTTTTTCATTAGTAAAGTCAAATGATGGGATAAATGAATTGACATCGATTGGAATAGTGATTTTGTATTGTTCTTTATCCTCGAATGTAAATTCAAGAGGACGTTCCATTGTGTAGTCATCTGGCATTGCATAATATGATGCAATTCGATATGTACCTTCATTCAGGTGCCCTACTTCTACATTGAAATAGTTTGATTTGTATAATTTCTTTATAATAGATTCAGTTAACTTGAAAGAATCAAGAGTGGATGATACTAAAATTTCTATGTCGAAACTCATTGTGATTGGTATCATATCAAACTCAGCCGCGTATCCTTCCATTGCTCCCTGTTCATTCATTTTCGTATAATTTCCAACCGTTCGTTTGTTGACTAGCTTTGCTGAATCGATTGCTACTGAATTTAACTTAGCTACTCCCCTTGGAACAGCATCATAGTTTCCATCAGCATATCCCTTGTCAGGGTAGCAATTAGGTCCACTTGCAGTTGAGAATAGGAATTGGTCACGGAGGAATTGATCGTCCCCTGTTATTGAATAATAGAAAGGTACATCAATCACCACTCTCTCGTCGTTTGAAAGTTGTCTGTGAAAATATACTTTATTATTAAGGTCTGCTAGAAATCCAATGATAATGTGTCTCATCACTGAATCATCTTCATTAAATTTTTGGTTATATGATGACATTGTACTTATTTATTATTTTGTTTATATATCTTAATCTATTTTTATAACATCAAACTTTGAGAATCCGTTTTCACGGTATATCTGTACTTCTGCATCGAATATCTCCCTAGGCAATGGTGTATGGTTAATTACAAATGTATTAATCTTACTTTCCTTTATGACCTGGCTCAATATCTTTAGTATGTTATGAATTCCGTCCGCATCAACTGAACTTAATAATTCGTCTAAGAATAATAGGTTAAGCTGGGGAAATCTAAGTTTCAGTATCTTTATGATTGCGATTATTATGATAAAATCAGCTTTCTTTCTTTCACCAGTTGATAATGTTAATGGGTTTATCTCTTCGCCTAAATGATTGATTATGCAATTGAATCGTTCGTCAAATCTTATGTGAAAATGTAAGTGCATTGTTTGTACCATTGCTGCTATGTTTGCGTTCAGACCTGGCAAAATCGTTTTAATTGCTAAATTCTTTACACCGTCTTCTCCTAAAACATCTTCTATCATTTCTAAAAACAAGTAGTCAGTTGACTTATCATCCTTAAGAATTCCCTTCTCATTCTCCTTGCTTTCAAAATCCTTAATGATTTGTTCAAGATGTGAAAAGTCAGTAGTTCCTTTCATAGAATCCTTTATGCTTATAAGTTCCTTCTTGAAGTTTCTAATGTTTGTGTTTAATGTAGAAACCTTATCACGAACTGCTCGGTCCTTTGTCCTAAGTCCAACAATATCCTCCCTAATGGACGTTACCTTCGATGTCGCTTCGTTTAACATAGTTGGAAGATCCTTAAGTTCTCCTTCAATTTCACCCTTCCTTTCGTTATGGAAATCACCAGTCAGCTCACTTTCACATGTTGGACATGTATTGTTCTCATACAACTCCAATTTCTTTTTAAGCTCTGATAACTTATATTTTAATTCCGACTCAGTGGACTGGTTTGATATCAATTCATTGGCAAATGTCCCAAGGCTTGCTGCAATCTTAGTTTGTGCTTCTTCTAGTTTCTTTTTATTATTATTATATTTAATAAGTGAATCCTTAAGTTCCTGTATTTTTTGCTTGTCCTTTTCCTGGCTTTCTGCCATTAAAGTATCTAGCTTTTCTTTAACGGATTCTATGTTATCATTAATTTGAGAAAGTTCCCTAGAGAATGAATCTATGTCGGATTTAAGGGATTTTCGTTCATCCTTGATCGCAACTTGCATTTCGTTCAGTATTGAAAATCCAAACATCTTATCGATAATTTGTCTCTTATCACTGTTGTTCATTGTTAGGAAAGACTTGAAGTCATTCACTGATAATATTATTATGTTCTTAAAAACATGGTAAGGAATTCCGAAGATTTCTTCTTCTAAATAATCTTGAACTGATTTCTTACCTGCCTTATCAAACTCAATACCATTCAACGTAACCTTAAAAATACCAGGTGCTAATCCTCGTTCAATAACAACGTCTGTTGATTTGCATTGTAATCGAATACGTACCCATAATTCTTTATTAATCCTATTCGGAAGATCTGCCATTCTGATTCCTTCCACTTTACCATATAAAGCAAAAACTATTGCGTTAGCAATAGTTGTCTTACCTTCTCCGTTCTTTCCTAAGGTTAAAAATAATTGAGAGCTATCTTCTTCAAACTCTATCTTTTGTATCTTATTACCATAAGAAGCAAAGTTTTTTAATTCCATGCTTTGTATTTTCATATTTAGTCAGTTTGATTATTGTACGCATGAAAGTCATGTAGTTTCTTTAATCTATCTTTGATTTGATTTTTGGTACTTTCGCCATGCGTTAAGTTATCCACATACATATTACATAAGTGTAATATATTGTAATTCTTATAAAGATCTTCTATTTGTTCCATGTCATACATCTCTTCATCTAAAAAAGAATCTTGTTCATATATGTTAGGTTCTATCTTTCTACTTATTTTTTGTATTTTATTGATCAGCCTTGATAATGCAGATGATGTTGCAACATTAGATGGAACATATAGATCCACATAATTGTTTCTAATCATCTCCTTAAACGTCCCTAGAGGGGTATCATATAACTGGGTTAAATAGAATTTAACAAACTTAGGTGATATAGTATTTTCATAGAAAGTTTCTTGCATGGTATCTAGGTCAATCATATCAAATCCCTTAGTATTATCCATGTCAGATCTTGTTAATTCATAAGGAACACCGACCATTCTAAGTTTACCTCTGCGTTGTCTATAATGTATATGTCCTGAAAAAACCGCGTCAAATCTATTATATGTTGCAGCATCTACTCCATGGAAATTGTCAACCTTCTTGTTTAGTTTAATACCTCTTACTTCGGAATGACAAAATACTATTTTAGCATTTGGAAATTCAGCAATTGTTTCTACCTCATGTTCAGTGTCTCTTCGCCATGGCATTAACAGAACTTTCTTTTTATTCCATTCAAATTCCTTAGGCTCCTTATATATTGCAACATTAGGAATCCACTTCAACACGTCAATAGAACTTACCTCATTACTCTTCTTTGCCCATATGTCATGATTTCCACATATTGCATGTGTTGGCAGAATAGTACCTAATCTCTCGAACAAATCTATTGAATAATGAAGCACCTTTAGGTTTACACTTTGCCTATTATCGAATACGTCACCTACCTGCACTAAAATGTCTCCGGGTTTTACGTTTTCGAGTAAGGTTGGTATAAATTGATTATCATAGAAATCCTTTTGCATTTCTAACCATTCTAAAGAATTTGAACGTACTCCTAAATGCATGTCGCCTAGGATCCATATTCTTTTTACTGGTGATTTTAAAGTTTCTTCGCTAATCATATTGTTAGAATAATCTGTTAATATTCTTTTTCTTAAGTATGTTTGTCTTTTCGTCCAATGCTTCTATTAATTCTTCTTTAAACTTGTTTCCAAGCGACTGATAGAACTTTGTTGGATTTACATTAAAGTAATCACATAACTCAGAAAATACTTCAATGATCGAATGAGTTCCTCGCATTTCACCAGAGATGAATTCATAGATCTCGTTAATTTCAATCTTCTTTAATTTAATAGTCTGGTTAAATTCATTGATGTTGTTAAATTTCTTGAATCTTGATGATTCAATAAGTTCATGAATTTCGTTGATTATAAGTTCTGTTTCTATTTTGTCCTCCTCGTCTCTGTGGTCAACATAGCTTGGCGCTACTGCAAACGAAAATGAAGGATCTAATTCGTATTCGCTATCGTCAAATGTATTGTCGAATATTTTATCTCTTTTTGTTCTCATATTATAAACTGTGTATGTTTGAATTTGTTACGTCATTTGTTTCAGTAAGTCTCATATAATTATAATTGATGTCTAGTTTACACTTAACACCCTTACCTTCTCCATCTCTAATCTTTAAAACCTTTAGCCAATATTCATTACTTGCTCGCATCATATCATCTTGTATAATTCCTAGCATTAAATCCGCAGTATGTGATAAACCAGCAGACTCTGCAACATCTCCCATACCAATATCGCTTGAATTATAATTGTTTCTATTAATTTGAGTTGCTGTAACAATTAACCAACCATTTCTGTTTCCCATGGCTCTTAAATCCTCTGCAATCTGCTTGATCTTTAGATACATGTTCTCTGAATTGGGGTTTCTATAATTTGCTAGGATATTGATATAATCAATAACAACGCAACCTAATTTGATTTTTCGTTCTTCTTCGATTTGTTTTAAATAAGCTTCAATATCAGGTACTCCTGCTTGTGATGTTGGAAATTGTTTTACGAACAATTGACCAGGAGGTGTTAGTCCATCTCCTACATTTTCAAGCTTTCGTTTAATCAAGTCCCTATTCTTCGCTTTAGCCTCATATTCGTTCATTGGAATAGTCAATAAATTTGCACCTATTCTTTTTAAAACCTTAGGTGCTGACATCTCTGCTGAAATAAATGCAGTGTTAACTCCCATTTTAACAAAGTTACCTGCATCATTCGCAAGATATATCGACTTACCGATATTCTGTTCACCGACATATACTACTAAAGATCCATCCTTTTCATAACCGCCACCTAATAATCTATCGAGAAATGAATATCCTGATGATATCTTTACTCTTCCTTCTTGATGATGATCGTCTGCATTAAAGAAATCTAAACCTAAGTCTGAATTAAACACGATAGAGTTTCTATCATTAATTAATGTCTTAACCTTTGCTATAATCGAATCAGCATTATCGGGAGTTACTTCCGTTGTTTTAATGTATTCTATTGTATCGATTAATGTACTATCGAATGTCCTCCATTTGATCCATGCTTCAGACGTTGAAATCAACCACTCTTCATCATATTGTGTCAAGTCAGTCTTATACACTAGATCCACTAGGTTTTCATCCACCTTACCTTTGAACTTTGGGCTTTGTAACAAGATTTTCATCTGTTCAGCCTTTGGAGATTCATGGAATTTAGCATGGAACTTAGTAGCTAGGAAATGCATAACATCAATCTCGTCTGATGTATAGAATCCCTTATGTATTTTCTCTAAGTATTTTGGTTTTGCCAAAGATAATTTAAAGAATATTTTTTCAAAATCTTGTCCGAATTTCATTTATTGTTTTTTTATAAATATTATATAAGGATTTGCGATAAAGTTTCCTAATTAATTACTGATATGGATTTATTTGTATAGTGTAGGTTTCCTTACCTTCCTCCATGCATGTTTGGTTAATTAGTCCTAATGATATTGCTTTCTCCAATCCATTATTTGTGTTTTCTATGTTTCCCTTTGCATGATATTTTAATAATGATGCCTTGGAGAAATTAGTGCTAGCTCTACTGGGTCTGTTGATACCCTCAACCATATAAAGATGTATGATATCAAAAGCATCCGGGAAGTTTTCAAGTTCTTCCTGGATGCCTAATATATACTTTATAGGGAGTTTGTCTTCATCGATGTGAAAAAGATTTAATTCCATATTAGTCTTCATCTTCCTCGCTATCGTTTAACATTTTTTCAATATCCATCGATGACGAATCTGAATTGTAGTTAAATATTGGTTGGATGTGTTCTTCGATTTTTTCAAGTACTTCTCGTGTGAATACTTTGTCAGTAAAGAATTCCTTGTTGGGAACAACTTCGTCTAAATGTTTACAAATCCATCCACGCGCAGTTGCCCTGGGGGTTTTAACTCCTTTTTCAATAGTTCCTTTAGCTACTCCACATATGTCCCATGTTGCGTATTGCTCCAATCCTACATATGCATTCATACCTTCACTGAAGTTTAAATGGAATTTAATAGGAGTTGGTTTAGCAAATCTGTTTTTAGAAGGTTTTGCCGTAACAATTATACCTACTTTATCCGCGCCATCCTTTAATTGTGCCTTACCTAACATTAATACAATAGATGCAGCATACTCTGGTCCTGTTCCTCCACCTGCAATCTGCATTGGAATAAAGGATTGTGACTGGTATGTGTGATTTGTAAAGATAAATGGAATCTTAAGATCCGCCAATGGTGTCATTATAATTCTGAAAATAGATTTAAGAATCTTAGAACGAGTCATATCGGTCTTTTCAGAACCAGATGCAGCATCATCAATTTCTTTCCTTGTTGCCAAGTTACCTGCCGAATCTAAGATAATCATGATCTTGGGAATCTTCCCGCCATTATGTTTAATCTCTTGCATCTTTTGCGTAATTGTTGTAATAGATGTTCTGAAATCTTGAACCGTATTCATTGGTTGATAATTTACTTTAGTAATATCAATACCGAACTTAATCATTTGTTCTTTATCAACCGCTGCTTCCGAATCATAATAGATTATATGATAACCCATGTTAATTGCTTCTCGAACTGAGTTTAATGTAAGGAATGTTTTCCCTGTACCTGAAGGTCCTGCTATTGAACATGATCTGTTATTAGGCCATCCGCCAAATAGAGATCCTGATACACATGCATTCAGATGATAGTTACCAGTATGAATCCATTCCGTAACTTCACTGAAGTTGGATTTATCCATAACTGATCCTAGTGGATTTAATTCAGCTAACTGTTTATTTAAGTCAGAGAATGAAAAGTTATTGTTTTTTGCCATTTTCCTGTTTGTTTGTTTCGTTTATTCTCAATACCCTTAATTCATCGATAAGACACTTGGCCTCTTGTTGAATTATAGTCATTTGTCTTTGTAGAACATTCAATCGTTCATTGATTCGTTTAAACGATACAATTTGATCCTGTTGTTCTGTTGAAAAACTGTTAATATCTACTTCCATTTTCCTTATTTGTTATTTCATTAATAGAATCCATCAAATCTACTTGATTAGGATCTACGTATATTTCACTGATATTCTCGCTCTTAGCTAATAATTCCCTAACAGCTTGTCCTAGCTTTTGATTATTAGGGTTATTTTGTACCAGTTGTTTTATTTGTGAGTGTGTAACTTTCATATTAGAATAGTGATGTTGAATATATTAGGTTTCTATTTAGTGTGTGCAATCCAGTTGCCTTAAGAACTCTGTTCAATGGATCAATTACACTTTTTTCAAATTGTAACTCGTAGTCTATTTCTGGAGCAATCTCATATGGATGTGCCTGTGGCTGAAATGCGAATATTTCACAAGTTGTACTTTTACAGTGATATAGCTTTAGCTTCTCGCCATTCCCTATCATCTTGTACTTGTTCTTGTACTTCGGGTTCGTATTCATTAAGAAATTGTAAAACCCAGCTGCCTTGACATTCGGAGGACACTTGAGACCATACTGAAATTCAACCGTATCGTCTATAATATACTTATCAATATTATTCGTTCGTTTATTGAAACAAATATCATCGACGTTTGCTAATTTAAATTCCTTCTTACATTTTTTCAAATAGTCAACCAGTCTCTTTAGTAGAGATGCAGTTGGCTTTTCAGAAAGTATTAATTTAAGCGCATCTGTTAAATGCTGTCTGGCGATAGTTGGAGTTGAACTTTGTATCGTATCGAATCCGATCGTTTTGATCTTATCAAGGGATTTGTATCTTTCGTCTATTGCAATCTTATCTTCCCATGCTATATTCTGTAGATACTTTTTCTTTGCTAGCCATATACCTGAGTATGCTATAGTTTCAAGTTCAAATGATAGGAAGTTTTCAGTGTTAGTTGCTTCTGAATATTTCTCCATACATTTGAAAATATAATCCTTCAGCCTAAATACATATAATTCCATTATGAACTTGTCTATTGTCATGCTCTCCCCTAACCATTCGATAGACTCATACATTTCTTCAAACTGAACGTAACATGAATCTGTATCAATATATACAACAGATGGTCGTACTAACTTACCAGTGACATTGATATTAAGATGCTCATGCGCCGCCTTGTCCTTTGTCCAAAATTCCATGAAATACTTATTAAGAATCTTTTCAGAATATAGAATTGCAGACTGACCCTGTAAAGTAATCGATTCTGCAATATCTATATTAAAAAAGTGAAACCATTTGTTACCAAACGCTCCATAAATGGAGTTAAGCATTACCTTAACTGCTTGTTCGTATGCCGTAAACTTAGCAGACATTGTTGAATAATGCTCTACCAAGATTTTAATCTCGTCCTGTGTCAGATCTCCCTCCGGCTTCAGTATTAATTCATCAATTGTCATATACTATTCAGCTGTTTGGCAAGTTGCGATTGTTAAAAGTGTTTCTGAATCCTTAGAGCGTAATACTACTCTATTATCCATTACATTTGCTGAGTAATCTTCTTTGTCTAAAAGAGCAAGATACTTTTTAAACAATGTTACTTCTTTAGGGTCATCTCCTTCAAAACCATCTGTAACTAAATAATTGTATGTCTTTCCTTTCATACGTACGCCATCTTTATTTGTAGAAATAGAGAATGTCTCTTCTTTGTCTAATCCAAATAACGATCTTACTTTAGAAATTGCAGTATAATCCATATCGAAAGTATATCTTGCTGCATCTGTATTGAATATTCCCTTAATCTGTGAATCTGTCAAATCTTTATATCCTAATGATGGTTCAGAACATGCTAATTTAATTTCTAACTCATCGTTAAATACTCTGAATGTCGTAGCTACGAAATCTTCTTCGTTCTCCATGAATTCAATCTCAGCCTTGATATTTCCAAATTCAAACTGCTTAAATGCATCAGTTAATCGGGATGCGTCAAAGAAAGCAATCTTTAATTCCTTAGAACCTGCGGATTCCATTGTACCTTCAGTCATTGCAAACACATGGTCAACTGGAATTCTATGATGTTTTACTGCATCTCTCTGTGGCAAGTATGCCGAGGCTTGTACTACACCATCTTTAATTTTAAAGTAGACAAATGTGTCAATTACTTTAAGTCTATTCACAAACCCTATGAAATTGGTTTGGTCTACTTTGTCAATGCTAATTTTCATTTTTATAAGTTTAATTAATTTATAGTTATTATACTTATAAAAACGAGATTGTTTCACATAAAAAAAGAGACCGGTTAGGGTCTCTTTAATTACTTAGTTATGTTTTGATATTGACTATGCTTCGATGTTCATGATCTCATTATCTCTAATCTCAATATTGTTTTCTCCAACATTAATATCGAATGTACCATGTATGTCTACATCACCTACCGTTTTAACAGGCGAATTTGCCATACCACCTAGTTTCCTAGCTGATTTGTTAGCGTTAACATCATCCATGAATCCTATGTTAATAACAGTATCTGCACCGTTTAATACAATGTATATGTTATCTCTAGTTTCGATGTCAGCATTCAGTTTGTTAACTTCGTCTAATACCCATTCTCTTTCAAGGTTTACTGTAACTGAGGTAACGTCGTCTATTGATTTTACCTTCTTTTCTATAAATGGCATGATGATTGAAGATGCAGTATTCTGGAATTCCTTCCATTCCTTATTAATTTCTAATAGAGTTGCGTCAACGTCACCGTCATAACTTATTGCTTCGATTTCTTTCTTAAAGGCTTGCATTACCTTTCCAATAATTCCAGTTGCGGAATATGGTTTCGACATTCTGTATACTTTTTCGTTTACAAATGCTTCAAATAATTTTACGTGTTTCATAGCTTTATATCATTAGTTAAGTCCTAATTCACTTCGTAATTCATTCCAGTCGAAATCAGATATAACTTCTTTACACGTTAAATCGTTATCTTCTCCCCATGCTAATATGTAATCTAACATGTTTTTTTGAGTATATGGTTCAACGTCTAAATCGTCTTCATCGTCAAGGAATTGATCCTCATATGTATCGTAAATTTCTTCTGCAACGTCATTTGCAAACGCTTGAATTTTTCTAATATCTGATTTAGAATATGCTTCATTCACTGATTTGTATGATTCGAAAAATTGCAAATCAGTTACTTCTAATGAATATTCATTCTCGTCACCGTTAACACCTTGTAATTCAACAGTTTCTTCCTTTTTGTTGAATTTTACAATTTCGAATTTAGTACCCTTACTCATTGTTATTCCGTCAACGTCGTTTGTTAGATCGTATAGAGAATATTCTAAGTCATTGTCGTTAACCTTCGAAGTGATTGTGTCTCCTTTTTTAAATTTTGATGCTTCATTCATGTTTGTAACGAATGCTTCAAATAATTTTACATGTTTCATATGTGATGTATTGTTTGTTTTATTATATATCTATTTATACTAAAGACAGGGAGTAGCGAATTCCCTGTCTAAATCCGAAATCTAGTTCCGGTCCTAAGAGTGGACTACCACCATTTTACCATGTGATCAACCCTCACAACTCGAACATTCCAGTATATCCCTTGCAAATGACTGAGCTGAACTTTGACTAAATTGATAGTATAGTGTTTTAACTCCTTCTGTATGTGCATTAAGATACAATGTATTAATGTCCTTTGCTGGAACACTGGGGTGTATCATTAAATTTAATGATTGTGATTGATCAATGAATTGTTGACGCTGACCTGCTTGCAATATTAATTCGTTTGGCGAAATTTCTATGAATGATTTGAAAACTTCCTTAGTTGGAAAATCCAAATGTTGAACGCTACCATCTCTTTTAAGAATTCCTTCCCATGTTAACGGAGTGTTCATGCCATATTTTTCTAGCTCAGATTCCAATTGAGCATTCTTATAAATTGTTTTTGACTTTGCTAAATCTTTAATAAAGTAATTGGATTTGATCGGTTCAATACCCATAGAAACTTGTCCTAAAATAAAAGAACTTGATTTAGTAGGGGCTATGGCCATTAATGTTGAGTTTGCATAACCTGGTCTAATAGACCTGTAACCTCTTTCATCATGCAACCACTTAGATGCATTGTCGCTTCTTTCCTTTAATGTACTAAATATTTCATGGTTTAATCCCTTAGCTTGTAATGAATCGAACTCAATTAATTTTGATTGAAATAACGAATGGTATCCGAGAACTCCTAATCCTAATGCTCTGTGCTGTTCTGCAAATCTGTGTGCGCGTTGCATTCCTGGTAAATTATATGATTTCTTAACGAACTCATCCATTACTGCATTTAAGAATAAAACATATGTCTCTACTGCGTCGGTTTCCTTAATCGCATCCCAGTGTAGTAAGTTAATAGAACCTAAGCAACATACGAATGAATTAAAAGAATCCGTTGGTAGTTGTATTTCTGAACATAAATTTGAGGCTGTTATCTCAAGTCCTAGTTCCTTGTAAGGTGTATTGTTGTTAGTGTTATCCTTGAACATAATATATGGAAATCCAAACTCATTTCTTCTTTGAATAACTTTAGCCCATATCTTACGTTTGTCTGAATCTCCTTCTTTCATTTCAGCAATCCATTTGTCAGTAACCGTAACACCATATTGTAGGTTTTGAATAGGATTTCCATCAGTTCCTATATCTAAGAAATCACTGATGTCCTTGTGTTCAATTGGTAACCATGCAGCACATGCTCCTCTTCTTGCTTCAGATTGTTTACACACGTCAACTGTAGTGTCATACATTCTAGCGTAATGAACAGGTCCATCTGCAGTTCCGCCTGTTGAAATTGATTCTCCCCTTGCTCTGATGTTTCCAAGATAAACTGATGTTCCTCCGCCATATTTTGACATCATTCCAATTTCTCTACTTCCGTTTAATATACTATCCAACGTATCATCTACGTTTGAACCATAGCAACTAACTGGTAATCCCTTATCCTTTCCAAAATTGATCCATACTGGAGTTGATAAGCTATAGAATCCACGCGTCATATAGTCTTCAAACTTCTTTGCAAACCCCTCGATCTTTAAATATTTTTCTGCTGTGTTTGCAACATCCTTTATGCGTTGTTCTGGTGTTTCACTGATGTATCCTCTTGATAAAAACGTTCTGCTGTCTTCATTAAGCCAATAATTCTTTTCGTAATTCATTTATTTTATTATTTTTTAAGTATATCTTTTACTGATATGTGTCGATTGGTTCTAACTCTCCTACTTTTATTTTGTTTATTTTATAAAAAACAATGTTACCGTTTGATGTATTTGCAAATTCTTGTGCCTTCTTGACACAATAATCTATTTTATATGCCACTGATAACATACTGTTTTATCATTATATTTGCCCATTCCCATGTAAATATATTCCCCTAGGACAAAGTCTTTATCTAGTATCGATTCAAGTTCTTTAGAATAAGTCATCTTCTGTTATTGATTTTGATTTTTTGTTATAATCTGTTGATTTTTTGTAAAAGAAATCACCTTCCTTTGTTGATAATATCTCAACATCAAACCATAATGATTTTTCTATCTCCAATTGATCTACATCAAATATTGATTTCATTCCAATTCTATTTAGTGAATTGTTAAAACGATTCTTTATAAAATGTTTAATGTTTTCTTTAGATAGGAAATCAAGTTCTCCCTTTTCAAAGATCCAATCAAGAATTTTAACCTCTGCAGCATACGCCTTTCGACATGCAGAATCTATTAATAATTCAAATTCTTCATCAAACCATTCTGGATTTTCTTCCTTAATAATATTAATTAATTCAGAACCAAAGTTTCCATGAATCTCTTCCTCCTTGCTCGTCGCTTCCACTACATTTGAAATACCTTTAAATAGATTCTTCTCTTTGTTAAACGACATCATTATATAGAACTGACTAAACAAACTAACATGTTCAATGAACAATGAAAACAATAAAACTGATTTCGTGTACATTTTGTTATCTCTACTCCTTGTTCCATCTAAATATTTGGTAAGGTATGCAATTCTATCCTTAATTGCAGGAATTTCAATTACACTCTGGAATTCTTCCTCTAATCCTAATATTCTCAATAATTGTGCATATGCATCTTTATGTCTTACTTCTGATTCAGCAAACGTCATTCCGACATCACCTATTTCGGTAATTGGCATTCTTTTATAAAGATCTGCCCAAAATGTTTTAACGTTTACCTCAATCTGGGCAATTGCTAACATTGCTCTTTTAATAACTTCACGCTCTTCTTCCGATATCTTTGTTTTAAAATCATCAATATCTGTGGTGAAATTAAATTCAGTATGTATCCAATATGAATGTCTAATAGCATCCTTATACGCCAATAGCTCTGGATACTGATATGGTAAAATGTTTACTCTCTTTTCAAAAATGTTGCTCATTTTATTACGTATTTTTAATGTTAATTATATATAGATGTTACTTAAGAAGCTTTTTTAACTGATCAGCTTTTGTGTAATAATCATATGATGTTTTCTTGTAGTCTTTACGCTGGGCATATAGGTCAGTTAATAATTTTCTAAGGATTGAGTCTTCTGTGTTATATACTACGCCATTATCGCAAACTATTATGTCTTTATTTTTTCTTTTTTCAGCAATTTCATGCTTTGGTATCTTTTCGATAAATGCATCTGGAGATATGTTAAACTGTCTCATGATTGAAGGGTATAGGGAAGCAAAATCAAATGCTGTTACACCTTCATAAAAACCAAGGGTTGGTTCCTTTACATATGCTCCGGCATATTGCGTGTTCTTTTCACTATCTTCTTTCTTCTCTGTTCCGATTCGCATTCCCTGTTCTGCTAGTTTTCTAGCCATAATTGCTTCGGTCACTGCCACTGGAGAACTTGCCTTATATAATGGCATGTTTGTTATGTTTGCCAAGGTTAATAGCACTTCCATTGATTTTAATTTCTGATCAATATAGTATACCAGTACTGAATCGACTACGTTATAATATATGTACTTAACGAAATTGTCCCTGTATAGATCTTGTAATGATCCAGTGAACTTAATTTTATTAACCTTAAGTACTTGACTTGACACATAATCTAATGAATTCGATTCCTTTACCTTTACGCTTCTATCATACTTATCGTATAATGACATGTAATCTAAAATACCAATGTGTAATGGTCTACTGTCATTCCTGTCTAATGCACCTGTCATTCCAACTTGGCTAATATCTATTTGTAATCTCTTACATCTATTTGTAATATATTGCCAATCATAATTAATGAAGTTCCAACCTGACATCATTGGAAATTTAGGTAAGAACTTCATTAAGAATGTATATACCATATCATATTCGGATTTGAACTTATGGTACTTAAATTCCCAATCTTGATCGAAATCCTTAAAATATTCATTGGTGTCGTCTTGTATCTTTTTAATACTATCTGACGACATATCCTCTAATCCTAACACAATTGCCTTACGTTCTGGGGTAATAATTGAGAATGAAAGGATTCGAGTCTTTGCTTCTTCTGCCTTTGGAAAGCCGTCAACAATTTCTGTTTCAATATCTACAAAATATGTTTTTGGCATATTATATGCTGTTAATTCTGCCTTGTCTGCATCTGATAATGAATCCATGAAATAGACCAAAGAAAACTTATTAAATTGTCTACCATAACCTAGTTTGACCGCTCGACCATCCCAGTTTTTGTATTGCGAGCTTGCACCTTTATCCTTATCTCCACATACATACCAGTTTTGGAATTTATCAATGGGATATTGTTTATATGCTACTTCACCTTCTTTGTTATAATATGAAATAATAATGTCTTTTTCTCTCTGTTCAACGTCTAATATCATTCGTGTCTATTTGTTAATGCTTGCTATTATTTTTTATTGTCTACTATACTATTTATAATTAGTAGTTGTTTTTCTGGCGATTTACATTCTCTTCAGCTTTTGCAAAATAGTAATTAAAGGCAGTTTTTGCATCTAATCCAATTGAAGAAGCGTAATTCATAAAGAAGTGCAAAATATCTACCCATTCCATATATAGTTCTTTTTTATCTCCTTCAGAAAGATCCGATACTTTCATTGTATCATATTTCTTAAAGTCTTTTTTCCAGTATTTCCATACTGCATTTCCAGAACCATCTTTAATACCTCCAAGTGCATCTGTCATTTCATGAATTTCATCAACTAATGCATGTGTGTTAACATGCCAAAAATCCATTACTTCTCTTATTGACATATCTTCAAAGTTAAAACCGTAAGTCTGCTCTTGCATCTTTTTTTGGTTTTCCATGATGTCTGCTAAATGTGTTGTTGATTTTGAATAGAAATCTTTAACTTCTAAATCCTTGCATTCGTTATCTATATTTGCCATATTTTTATTTGTGTTGTGTTATGTTAGTTTTATTAGAATAATGAGTTTTGTTTATGAATTGGTTTAATTATTTGTGAAAGATCAACAGTTAACTCTGGACATATTCCCTTGACGATATCAACTATCTTATTGTCGAAATCTTCTTTAGTCCACATGAATGATAATACAGTGTCAGACTGCAACTTTGCGTAATCTACCAATTCATTATCACTTAATGATTCTATGTTCTGTACAGGTAACCCTAATGCCTCTGTATCCTTCGGGGATGATAGCAGTACAGACTTCTGAATAGCTGCATAGATCCATCTTATTCTAAACCATCCAGAACCTGCATGTGGGTATTCTGGACATAATATACCCCAATATTTTCCACATGTTTCAAACACATCAGTCTCAGTTGCAAGCTGACTTGCTTCCTTGATACTCTTGGCACCAAAATAATCAACTGGCCATTTTAATTTGTTTCTTCGGACCCATGGCTGATGATTAACTAAAGATGCTAACATATGCTTTCGTTCCTTGGGTTGAGTAGGAGTATCTAAACTAATATTCCAGTTTTCTAAAACATATGGGGTTAAATCAATGTTGTAGATGTTCTTCATATTTATAATGTCTCTTACCTTCTCCTTATCTCCCCAGTCAAATGCAGGGATTAGTGCATGGTCAAATTCTCCTTCAGCCACCTTTCTAATAACTTCCATTGCTGCATCACCATCAAATTCAGGGTGATCAACTCCACCGTAAAAATGTCTACCATCACTCCATTTCTTAGATACTGATTTGTCAAATACTTCTTGTTCCAGCATCTTTGTCCATGATTTCATAGTTCCATCTATCTTCCAATCTTCATGGAAGATCAATACATTCTTGACTGTCTTTAGTGCGTATATTGCGTTAAATATGTCTCCTGAATAATTGTTGGAACCAAATTGACCAATACCGACGATTGCTAGTCCATATTCATTAAGGTCATCTCCCCATTTGACCTTTCGTCTATCTACTGCATATCCCTGTCGGCGTAATGAGTTACATATAATAGAACTGTCATCTATTCGTTTTACCCTTGCTCGTTTGTATGCATCGTCATCGACTTGCTTGGCAGTGCACCCTGTAAAAAGTATTTTCATATTATTGTTGTTTTTCGTTAATGTAGTTATCAAGTCCTTGTATATATGCAACGGCATCTAATAGGTTATCCTTCTTATGATTGTATGATTCCCTTGAGAATTTAAGTGCAACTAGTGCCTTATACATATGTTCTCCAGTAACTTCAAAACCTGTCATACCTTGGAAAATCATGGCTGCTCGATCCATTCCTTCTGAAAATGGACCATATTGTCTATCAGATTCTTCTGATCTATTATTAACTATACTGCTTGCTTCGTCTAATATGTTCATATGTTATTTGTTTTTATATTAATTGTTTCTGTTATCTTAATAATAAGATCCTCGATACCTTCGTTGTATGCAAATTGTGTATCGTCTGTTGGATCTTCGAATTTAATAGAATCCTTTGCTATTTCCATTAACAATTCGATATTGTCTATATTGTTCTTCATCTTTTAATTATTATTATATATGTAAATATAATCATTTTATTTGAATATAAAAAACTTTAAGCTACTTATTTTCAATAAAGTTATTAACATGTTGGATTACTTGCCCTCGCAAATCCACCTTTAACCAAAACAGTCTAGCAATTATTTCAACATCATCCTGTGATATGTCTGTTTCGAGGGAAGTAATAAATACAAAATTGCTTATCATCTTCCTAGGGATTCCTAATTGATTCATATCATCGCATGATGATATAGTTTCATTGATTTTATTGATTTCCAAAACTGACCACTGTTTCCAATCATCAGGTGTATAAAAATATTCCATATATTAAACGGTTAAAGGCCCTGTAGATTATACAGGGCCTTTAACAAAGGTTTCAACTATGTTGAACTATTTTCCGATGATACACGGAATATTTTATAAAATAGATATCGAGTGTACGAATACCTTATTAAATGTGACTAGACGTTTGTCCAATTGAACTACTAATTGATTCAATATATGACTCGAATGTTAATGATAATATCGTATGTTCAGTTGATTGAACATCTGATAACGATTCTTCGACTCTGTCATACAATTGAGTATCTCCGTTCCATCTCCAATCATCTACATTAAAATCTTTAAGTTTTTTAACCTTTTGATAATCCGAAGGTGATAAACTAGATTGTTTAAGAGTTGCAGCTTCAGCTAAGAAAGATTCTATTGTTTTTAAATATTTCATTTTCTTCTTTTTCTTTTCTGTATCATTGTCAGATGGGATGTCCCCTGAACCATCAATATCGCCTGTTGGTAGAATGGTTGCTCCCATTCCTCCAATATGACCTAATGTTATGTTCTCATACATGTCCATGTCAATTTTATTTAGTTTAATCCTGAAATTTCAGCTTCAATGCTCATTAATTTATCAACGAAAGGCTGAACGTCAGACCACTTGATTTCCTTAGCATCGAATCTCTTACGTGCATCCGCAAAATCACTCTCAGCCTTTGCAAAATCCGCTTGTAACTTCTTAACATCTTTAACATCATCCTGTGCTTCTTCGTCGGCATCGTCTAGTTGTCCTTCTAAATTGATAAGCCTAGCTTCTAAATCAACAGTAGCTGAGGCCAATGGATGTACTTCCGACCACTTGATTTCCTTAGCATCAAACTTCTTTCTAGCTTCTGTAAAATCGTTTTCAGCCTTCTCTAATTCCTTTTCAACCTTCTTGATTTCAGCCTTTATTTTGTCATCGTCCTTTGCCGTAGCTTCTTCTCCATCAAATGCAGGAGCGATTGACGTATCGAATGTTGTCTTTGCTTTCTTAGCGGCAGATGCAACATCGTTTAGTATGTGCTTTAGTTTATCATTGTCTGATATCTTCTGTGTCTCCTTCTTAAATGCTCCCTTCATTGAGTTCCATTTATCAGCTGATTTAGACTTACTGTCATCATCAAGATCATCCCATTGATCAGCTATTGCAATGGCAAATTTAACAGCCTTTGACGCTGAGGATTTACCTCCGTCGCCAATTGCCCATTTTACCATTTTCATAGAGGGCTTAAAGTCTCCCTTGCTTGCTTCGTTAATTTTATCTATGTTAACATATTCACCATCTAATATAGATTCTATTAGTAAATTGTTTTTTATAGACAACGTGTACTCTTCGTATAGTTTTGTTCTTTTCATAATATTATGCGTATGTTAATCCTTTAATTTGATTGATTTTATCGATAATTTTCTTTGCGTATTGTTTAACCTCTTTGTCATAGTATGAGTTACCATACCCTGCTTCAGTCTCTTTCTTTGCATTATCAGTGTATTCAACGTATCTTGAAAAATCATCTAATATACTCTTCATATGGTATGATGCATCCGATAATTTAACGTCACGTTTGTTTGTAGATACTCCGATCATAATGTCACCATATTTTGTCTTCGCACCTTTCTTAATACCATCTTTGATTTGTAATGTCAAATCGTCAATTGCATCAAATACTAATTTGTCAATCGGCATCTTAGCTGCTCTGTTCGCAATGATGTCCGAGTATCTTCTCTTGTTATCTGCTTTGAAATCTTTATCAGATTTATATGCGATTGCTCCAGTCTTTGCTTCCTTTCTAGCGTCAATAATATCAGCTGAAGAATATCTTGCCTTTAATACATCTAAGTCTAATACATATGCGCGATCTGCAAGTAATGCAACCTTTTTCATACTAGATATACCAGTACCGTATGTTCCACTTGCTGGAGATTTAGCATATCCTGCAGAATCATCTCTCTTACTCTTTGACAATGTTAATCCACCCTTTTTCTTACCAGGATATAATGCCCAATTTGATGTCCATGTTACATTCATCCAATCATTGTTACCGTCGGTTATTGCCAATAATGTATTGGCTGGAATTGTTTTAGAATTCTCGTCCTCTGTGTATTCATTTTGCTTTTCGTTAGTAGTAAAGTAAAGGTACACTGCGTTTGCTCTTCTCTCTCTGTTTGCCAAGCTAGGAGACATTTCAATGATGTCTTCATCTTCAATCTTATCTAACTTCAATTTCGTCATTCTATAGAATGCCTTTGGTAAACCCTCTGGAATTGCACCAGCCCCTGTGAAGATACTTGCAAGTTTTGCACTTTTAAATGCTTCATTTAATGAAGGGAATCTAGTTTCAATGTATTCCTCGAATAATTTAATGTGTTTCATATTTGTGTTTTTTTATTGTGATTTATATATTTGCGTTTAAAAACGATCCAAATGATTCATGAACGAATGTAACTGCTTCATCTAGATCTAATGTCCATGCAAATTCAACGTATTCAATAGCATCCTTCTCTGATACTTTCCATTTGTTCGCTGTTTTTAATACTATTTCTCGTGTTATATCCTTATTTTTATATTTCGATATATCTTTGTCAAAACCACCAGGCACCCATGTTTCTGGATTCTTCATTGTTTTTTCATTGATCGTTATTCCCCTTAAGATCCTGTTACCAAATCCTGATAATGAGATTCCATCCTCAGATACATTGAACATGCTTGAATTGCGTTTCATCCATCTCTTAGAATCGCTAGACATCTCCTTTAATATTGCGTCGAATTCCAACTGAGAAATCTTCCCATCCTTTATCGCTTCTAACATTTTATTTCTGATTCGTGCAGATTTACCAACAGTTGACGCTGGGTGGTTTTCAGTATATTTTCGTTTTGTCGTTATGTTACGTCCTTCGATAACTACAGATTCATAAGTCTTACGTAAATACTTTAGTATCTCCTTGGCTAGGTTAGGATTGTCGTTATCTATTGCAAAGTCGTATATTTCATAACCTTCTTTCTCGGATTTACCCTTTAGCATTTTTTGAACATATTGTGTTGAATATTCATTAACGGTTTCATTCGACTCTAATGTCATTGCAATAGAGTCCTTATATATTGATTTTGCCCATTTTATAGAATCTGCATTTTTTTTAACCTTATCACCAAACTCCTTGAAGAATTTTTTAATAAAAGAATCCTCGTCATCCGATTCTTCTGCTAATTCGTATATGTCAGACATACCACCTTCTATTAGTAATATGCTCTCTTCAATCGATCTGTCATCGTTGATATATTTATTAAATGTTGTCATGTTTTATTATTATTGTTTATTGATAAATTGTTCGAACGTCATTACTACTTCTTCGTGTTCAGTAGCAACTCCCATTGCATCTTCGATCTTTGTTCTTAATTCACTATACATTGGGTGTATTGCCTTAGGCGTCATCAATTGGTATTCCTTTTCGTTGTTGTCTAGCATTGCATTTCTAACCTTCGTTGCTGATATGTTGTCGTCAGTTCTTGGTATTTCAAATAATCCGAAATCTGCTCTAGCGTTTAATTGATCTCGGTATGAATCGTTGTTGACTTGAAACCCATATGATTTCATTCTGTCGCTCCCTGTTCCCCATAATACTGGTTCATATTTTGGACGCATTTCATTAAACATCGTATCAATTGCTCCGGTTGGTATAACAAATATCTCCTTCAGAAAAGGATACTGCTTCTTAACCTTGTTGAACATATCGATCTGTGTCTTTTCGTCGTATGGTTTTTTAAATTCATCACCCTTCTTTTTCTTCTTCGCCTTAACTAGAAATACTACCACCGGAAATCCGTTCTCCTTGTGAATAGTTTCCAATACCTTAGCATGTCCCAGTGTAAATGGCTGAAATCTTCCGACAAACATATTAACGGGTTGTTTTCCCTGTTCGTTATATTTTACAGTAAGTGCTTCGTTTAGATCTATTGTTGTTTTTACCTTATTATGTAGCATAAAATTTTTGTAATTATGAATTGCATTCTCGTCTGTATTTTCCACGAATATTTTATCAGATATAGATTTAACCACGTCGTTCATTCTGTTCATAGTATCTTTGTCGATCAGATCGGTCTCCTTGTTTCTCTCCTTTTTAAAAGAACCTAGTATCATTTTGAATAATTCGGCTAGTACTTCATTTGAAACATATTTTAATGTTCTCTCATTCTTAATATATTTGGTATTTAACTTAAAAGATTCTGCTGATGCGAATTCAGCACTTTCAAAATTAACTCCAATATATTTTGAAGAATGTTTATCAATATATCCATTGAATACTATTGACATTAATTCCAAATATCTATGGTTTGGACTTTCCTCCTCTAGTTTAATATCACTGATTTTCTCCTGCATGATATATTCTAAGAAATCTGTAACTGCTATTTGATATGTATGACTTGATTCCTTCGAATCAACATCGTATTTTCCCCTATTGAAATCCTCGAGCTTAAATGACCTAGCTGATTTTCCATCAACGAAGTTTAATATTAAACCATCAATTTCGGTTGTAAGATCTGGATTTAGGATTGAAGATATTAGTGTAGGATTGAATAATTTAAATATCTTCGTTGTGAAACTCATCTTGTCGCTCGACACCGTTGAATATTCATATGCATTGGCAAATTCCTTATCATTCATTTCTAGTAATTCTAGCAATTCATCACGTTGTTCCTTTGAAAGATATCCGTCAAAAATAATACTAGCAGGCTGTACTTCAAGGGCCTTTGCCCATTTGTTCAGTATAACTGGATCATTTATTGTCTTTTTAATCTTGCCACTATTGTTCACTTGGTGAATATGCGTAAGAATCAAGTTGCCCATCGGTGTACTTTCATATTCGATCCTAGATGCCTTTATCTCTGGTAAATATTCAAAACCGAATTTCCAATCGTTCGGTATTGAATTCTTAACGTCGTTTGGTAGACTTTGTAAATGGTTTATTGCCATTTCATATAATGATATGATAGTTCTATCTACCAGATTTAACCTTTCGGAATTAGAAGACTTATAGAATTCAAATCCATCGTCTTTCCTTGTAAAAAGAAATGATGGTGCAGCTATTTTCTCAGTAACCAGTACTCTGTTCTTTAACATACTAATGAAGTTCTCTCTATTAGCTTTGTTAAAATGATCTCTTAATTTTTGTAACGCCATTGTTATTTATTATGTTTGATAGCCGGACCGTCCGGTTATATTTAATACAAAGAAACATAGTACGTTTCTTGATTTATTTATCTTAATTTTTATAACGATTCATTTAGCGATTCGATATCCCATTGTATTCTCTGTAATGGATCATCTCCTTTAAATTGTTTCGATATCCATGCAATAAGTCCAGGCTCGTTCTTTGCATTTTGCGATAGATCGCTTGCGTTTTCCGTTCCTCCATTTGATACATTAGTACGTAACCATTTAGTATACTTTGTTTGATTCCACTTTACCTTCTTAACAGTCTTGTCATGTGGTCCATTTCCTAATTCAGAAATTGCGGCAGCATATGATCCTGGTAAAAATACACCAGTATATTCCTCATCTGCATTACCAAAACTAATTTCCTTTCTGAATTTTATTAGTGCAGTATCTGCTACTTTGACTTGGCCAGAAACAGTACGTTCCCCTGCGTCACTGCCATATTTTATTTTTAATGATAGGGCATCGTCTGTATCTGTTGCAAAATGCAAATCATACATACCTGATTTTTTATATTGTCCTATGTCTGTTTTTTCATTGATAAACTCGTTTACGAATGATTCAAATGTAGTTTGTATTCTCATGATTTATTTATCTTAATTTTATCTAGCGTATTTAATAACTCCCATTAATTGATTAATTGCAGCGTATGTTCCAGTAAGTTTCATTGTTTTACCTTTGTAAATAAATACAACTCCTTCTGTTGGGATTATTGATTCAATTCCTCCGATTCTGTCAAGTCTTTCTAATTCTGACATTACCTTATCTATTTGTGCAAGGTTATCTCCCTTCTTAACATCTTCGGCCGCTTGCTTAATTTGCTTATGTAATCGTTGCATTTCAGTTGCAGGGTTTGCTGCTATAAAATCGCTAGCATTTTTAAGAATAACGCTTCCTAATTCTAAGAATAAATCTTCAAATGGTCTAATGTTTTCTTTTTGTTTCTTTTTAACATCTTCTTTATCAAACTTCTTGATTACAGATGCTTTGTCTTTTCCAAGTTCTTTATCAAGAGCTC